GGAAACGCCCGTAACGAGTTCATCGTAAATATCACCAAGCGGCTTACCATCAAGCCGTATTGGAGTGGCAGTAAAACCTACGGTGTATGTATTGTAATAATCAAGCACTTTCATCCATGAGTTCGACCGAGATAGGTGTGCCTCGTCCGTAATAATGAGCGATGGTCGTTCATAATGCCCCAAGCGGTTCGCTTCGGTGAGTATCATTTCGATACGAGCGTTTATGCCGTTATCGGCAAATAACCGCCCTGTCTGCTCTTTTAATTCTTGTCGGTGTGTTAGGACAAGCACAGGGCCTCGCGCTTGCTCTGCCATCTTTGCGAAGATATAAGACTTACCGCCACCGCATCCAACGGTAACAAGCACTCGCTTATTACCGTTTCGGAAAGCGGTCTGCGTTTTGCTATATAGGTCTTGCTGATAATCTCGCAGAACGATAGCCATATTAGAAGGGCAAATCTTCGTTCTTTACTTCTGTGAAGTTAGCAGTAGCAGTAGTGGTAGGCGTTGCGGTTTCGCCCTTCCATGCCGGGAGCTTGTCCTGATTCTTACGGTTCAAGCAGAACGCAACCTTTGCCGTGTCTGCGCCGTTGTACTGCTCATGCTTAACGCGAACGCCACCGATTTTGCCAATCCATCCACGATAATGGGAGAGGTCGGGATCACCGATGCCGAAAGACTCAAAGAACGTGCCGATACGCTGATTGGTTTTCTTCGGATCGTTGGTGTCGAGTACAAGATAGAACCACAGTTTGCCGTTGTGTCCTGATACATCAAGAACGATTTCAAAGCCAGCGTTGCCAGAACTAAAGGTTTTCTCGGTAACTTCGTTAATTCTCACACGGTGATCTCCCGTGGGGATGATAGCGAAATCGTTTGCCGTGTAATCGTTGGGGTTAAAAATCCAGTTTGCCATAATAGAAAATCTCCTTTTTTATATAAATTAGTTTTTGGGAATCGTGAAAATATCTTCGGGAATACAACTCTTGCGACAAGCGATTTGGTCTTTTGCCATAAGAGTGGGCTTGCCCTCGGTGACGTAATACCACCGCTTATTGCCATCCTTATCGGGGGCGGTGTTAATGTATGCAACGACATTCATAAGGCCGCAGACATTATCCAAAATCTTTGACGGGATTTTCGGCTGCATACGAGTAACCACTTCACCAGTAGGCAGGGTGATTTCAACATTGTCACTCCATGCCGTGAAGATGGTGTTGCAATCAAGGGTGGTGCTTTCTCTCGAAAGGCGCTTCAAACTTTGGTAAACGAGCTGATATGCCTGTCGGAAATCTCGGAACTTTCCGCTATCGTCAAGTTCGAGCAACCACATATCAATGAGGTCGGAAAGGTTATCAAGGATGATGTTGTCGTACTTTTGGCTTTCGTAGCCGTTGCGGTAAGCATCCACAAATTCTTTGACGGTGCTTACATTCTCAATAACGAGGTTAGGTCTGTCGAAGTTTTGCAGTACGATACTGCTGTTGTCAGTACAAATCAAGAGGTTCTTTCCGCGCTTTGTTGCGGAAACGAGCGTACTGTTGACGGTCTTGCCACCGCCGCTTTGTGTGTAAATAAGTGCGTTTGCCATTCTGTGATGATCTCCTTCTTATTAAATATTGCCGTTCATGGCGTTTATCTGTGCGGTACTCATACCGAACAAATCTGTGTCAATGGGTTCTGTGATGATTTTGGTGCTTGTACAATACTCGCACCCATAATCTTCGCACCGCTCGACGGGCAGTTCTCCCGTCTTAATCTTTTGGAAACGAACGATGTTTTTCTTGACAATATCAAGAGCCTCGTCCATGTTCCATTGGCTTATCTGCCCCAGAGCAAGATGTGCGGGCTTTTCTTTTGTTGCTACATCGAAGTAGAACGGTAACTGTTTTCCGATATTCTGCCGAACGATTTCTTGGTAAACAGCCGATTGAATGTCATAGCCCCAATACTTAATCATGGGCTGAAACAAGTTTGGGCTACGCAGACTTGCCATGTACTTCAAATCCGTTATGTATTCGTCGGGATCAAAACTATCCATTTTGATTTTGAACGGAACGCCCTCGATTTCACCCGTCATAATGACTTGATGCTTGCCGTTCAGGTAGTGCATCATCTTGGGCTGTTGTCTTACCCGCTCGATTGTTTCAATGGCTTGCTGAACATCTGCATACGGCTCACCATTCTTTTTGAACAGCTCCGCTTGATTTTCTTCAAGGAACTTCATCTGCGATGCCCTTGAACCAGTCAGCATTTCATCCACATAACTTCCCAAGATCAAGGCTCGTCCTTTTTCTTCTTCGTATTCGCCACGGAGTTTCGCCATCGCCATTGCCGGGCATTTCATGAAATCCTTGAACTGCGACACGCTGAAAAACTCTTGGTTAGCCTTTTTGGAATAGTAGTTAGATTGTGTGAGCTTCACCTTACTTCCCTCCTTTCTTCATTATTGTTTCTTTCAACACTTCTTCTGCCGCTTTGTGGATTTTCTTCATCCGCTTATCGTTTTCCTCATCCGTGAGGTCAGGGAAATGTACTCTAACCACCATATTTGGATATGTAAATGTTTTTATTTCTCGCTGACCGTCCATCAAATCACGCTCCTTTCTTACATCAATATGAGGTTACAGGTTGTACACATTCGTTGTTTTTACGCGAAAATGTTGCAACCTTGCAACTCTTTGTGTAAAAAAATTTGATTAAAATACATGGGTGCATCTTCCATAGAGATGTCAAGCACTCGGCAGGCACGTTCCACTTCAAGAAACGTCCACTGCGATTTTCCGTACAATTTCCTACTCAAAGTAGATGGGGCCATGCCAATAGCACAGGCAAAAGCCTCCTGTGTACGGAACTTTTCACGAATTTTCCCACACAATGCGGGGTACAAATCACGTTTTTCCACTATATGTTCTCCTTTCTTTTTCGTTGCAACCTTGCAACTCTGCATTTATTATATCAAAATAATTTCCGTTGTCAATAGGTTTTTTGCAATTTCGCAACTTTTTTCGCAAAATCTGTTGCATTTCAACAATTTCCATGGTATAATATACCTTGTTAGGAGGTGATAAATCGTGAAACCTTACGAAAGAGTGGCTTTGACAAAGGACAGATTAAAAGAAGCAATGGGTGAAGTTGGCAAGAAACAAGCTGACCTTGTAAGAGAAACTGGCTTAAATCGAGGTACTATTAGTAGATATTTATCGGGAGAAGTTGAGCCACGCCAAGATGCAGCGTATAAATTGGCTCTTGCACTAAACGTTTCCGAAACATGGTTATGGGGCTATGATGTTCCCAAGGAGCGTACCGCAGGGCAAAAAAAGAACGATGATCTTGTAAAAATCATCGCTCAAATGAGAAAAGATCCGAAATTCTTCGGTATTGTTTCTATGTTAGCGGAGTTACCTTCCGAACAGTACGATAGTCTTACAACTATTATTTCAGCCCTCGGCAAGAAGTAATTTGTAAACGAGGTCGAGCAAGTCCGTATCTGTAACTTTTTCTATTTGCTCAACAATAAGTTTTTTGATGTTTTCAGCGCTTGTGTTCATTATGTATTCTCCTTTCACCGGGGGGGAACGAATGTTCTGAAAATAATTATATGTTTTATTATTAAAAATTGCCAGTAGAAATTGTTACCATAATTATATCATTACTTAAACGAAAAAAATGTCTAAATGAAGGGGAAATGAAAAATGTATTATCAACCAGAAAAGGATTTATCGCCAGAAGAAATACTACTATATTTAAGAAAATCAAGAACGGATGATCCGACTCTCGATGTGGCAGAAATTCTTGCAAGGCATGAAACCATTCTTGATGATTACGCCGAAAGAACATGGGGTAAAAAAATTAGCGAAACACAAAAAATGCGTGAAATCGTTTCGGGCGAAACGATTGACAGCAGACCTGAACTATTAAAAATATTGAAGATGATAGAGTCACCTAAAATTAAAGGTGTTCTGCTTGTCGAAGTTCAGCGTTTAGGACGCCCGGATTTGGAGGACATCGGACGCCTATCAAAACTGTTCCGCTACACGAATACGCTTGTTATTACACCACAAAAAACTTTTGATCTCCGCAACGAATATGATAGAGAGGCGTTTGAGAGAGAGTTAATGCGCGGTAACGAATACCTCGAATATACCAAAAAAATCATGAGCCGAGGTAGATTGTTGTCCGTACAACAAGGTAATTTCATAGGGCAAAAGGCTCCATACGGATATGAAAAAGATGTAATCATGGAAGGTAAGAAAAAATGCCATACCTTGAAAATCGTAGAATCCGAAGCCGAAGTAGTTCGCATGATATTCGATATGTATGTCAACCAAGATATGGGGCGTGTAAATATCGCTCACCGCTTGAATGAGCTGGGTATTCCTACTCGCACAGGTACTTTATGGACGCAAGATACTTTGAAAACCATGCTTGAAAACGACCATTACCGGGGGAAAGTACGCTGGAATTGGAGAAAGACAATTACCGTTGTCGAAGATGGCGAAGTAAAACAAATAAGACCAAAAACAAAAGTAGGCGAATACCTTGTGTATGATGGAAAGCACCAAGCCATTATAAGCGAAGAACTGTTCCAAGCAGCACGTGAAAAGCAAGGTAAAAATCACAGAGCAAAGCCTAAAACGAAAGTGCGAAATCCTCTCGCGGGATTGCTGTTCTGTCAATGCGGACGAGCAATGTCAATGAGAACGTACAAATACAACGATGCCGCCCCAAGATTGCTTTGTGATAATCAAGTGTATTGCAAAACATCCTCTTGCCTTTTCAGCGAAATAATTGATCGTGTTCGTGATACATTAAATCAATGTATACGAGATTTCGAGATTCGCATAGAGAGCGATGATAAAAATTCACAGCAGTTACATGAGAATCTTATCAAGCGCCTTAAATTAAAAATGGAAGAATTGAATAAGAAAGAATTAAGTCAGTGGGAAAAGTATTCCGAAGAAGAAATGCCGAAGGAAATATTTGAGAAACTGAACGAAAAGGTGCTTAAAGAAAAAGACGAAATCCAACAAGCTCTCTGCAAGGCTTACGAATCCATGCCAGAGCCGATTGACTACGAAGAACAGTTATTACGATTCAAACAAGCGTTAAATGCTTTGGATGATCAAGAGGTTTCAGCAGAAAAGAAAAACAAGCTCCTAAAGGCTTGTATCGAAAGAATTGACTATAAGCGTGAAAAATCAGTAAGAATAAAAAGCCAGCAAGTGCGATATTATGATAAAGAGCAAAAGGCAACCCGTTATAAATCTCCGCTAAAAACCGGGGGTAATTGGACGAATCCTCCGATTGAGTTGGATATTCAATTAGCAGTTAAATATAGTGAGTAATTTTTTTGGTTAACCATTTCCATCATTGGCGTGCGTGTTCTTCGCTGCCGATGTCCGTGAGCATTCCCACGACGTCGCCATCCGGCATGGAATAGCGCTGATGGAGATAGCGCATGGAGGCGCTGAGCTCGCCGTCAGGCCCGCCGACCTGGCTAATGATCATAGAAGCCAAGGCAGGGTTGGGTGTTTTGATGCGAACGGGATATTGCAATTTCTTTTCATAGATCCACATATTCTGTCCTCCTCACGCCTTCGTGTTGCCGGGGAAATCGGGATGCCAGGGCCAGGGCGTCCGACACCATTTCCATTCTGCCGCGTCGTCGTTGCCCATGGCCGTCAAGGGGCCGCACTGCTCCTCGTATGCCTTGGCTACCTTTTCACGCTCGCACACCAGTTGCCGATAGTAACTCTTGGCCTCACAGCAATCGGGGTAAGCGTCCAGATACAAAACGACCTCCTGAATGGAAAAATCCAACTCCTGCAGGCGGTGCATAAGGGTGCAGCACTCCTGACCGTACCCCATGCGGGGCTCGTCGTAGCCCCTGCAAGAGCAGCCATCCGGCAGGTCACGGCCTTGACGCCGGACGGCGCTGTCGCACCCGCAATGGCGAGAGCTTGCCTGTCTGACAGTATTTTGTCCGCACGTGCCGTTTTGATCCCGACGGCCCTGCGGATAATACCTGCGCACCTCGTTTCTTGTGCAGCCGCAACCGTTATCTCTCATTCCCACGGCAGTCTACCTCCTTCCCTTCTCCGTAAAACGGCTTATCCAACGCCGCAAACAGCGTGCCTCTTCTTAGAGCCGTGTCAGCGTCGTACAAGTCGGCAAAGCGATTGAGCGGTGACCAGACCGCCGCCAGCACGCCGCCATCCACGCCAAAGCCGCAGGTCGTATACCCTTGGCCGTCGGCGCAATCGCACTGCCCGCAGTTACTTGCCACGACGGCTCGCGCCTCCACTCGCCCGGGCCAGGCGGGGGTCAGGTCGCAAGCGCAGGAGTCCTCTCTGCGCTCATAGGGCACAGCCTGCTCCATGCACTCCCCGCCCCTTGCGTCTTGCTTGTTCATCAACATATCATTCCTCCTTCCAAGGCGGCATACCGCCTCAATACAATGTATGTCGATGAGTCGAAAAATGTCAAACCGCGACAATGAGAAATAAAAGAACACAGGGAAAATCTTGTAGATTTTCCCTGTGTGATTTTTGATGGAATTACTCAGCCTGAGCCAAAGCAGTGGCGAAATCACCGTCGAGCAGGTCGTCGGCCTCGTCGCCCTCTTCGTTCTTCTTGACCTCGATGCCACGGTAGCAAGCCAGACCCGTACCTGCGGGAATGAGCTTACCAATGATGACGTTCTCCTTCAGACCGCACAGGTTGTCGACCTTACCGCAGATAGCGGCCTCGGTGAGCACCTTGGTGGTTTCCTGGAAGGATGCAGCGGACATGAACGAGGTGGTCTGCAGCGACGCCTTGGTGATACCCAGCAATACGGGGCTACCGACAGCGGGCTTGAGGCTATCCTCACCGGCATTGACACGAGCCTCGATGGCGTTGTTTGCCTCCTCCAGCTCAAGAATGTCGACCAGAGCGCCCTGAAGCAGCTCGGTGTCGCCGTTGTCCTCGATACGCATCTTGCGCGTCATCTGACGTGCGATGATCTCAATGTGCTTATCGTTAACGTCACAAGACTGCGAACGGTAAACGCGCTGAATTTCCTTGATGATATACTCGTAAACGGCGTTCAGACCCAAAATACGCATGATATCGGCGGGAGCCTTGTTACCGTCGGTCAGGCCCTGACCGCGAACGACGTGCTCGCCGTCCAGAATAGCCAGACGCATGCCGTAAGGAATGACGTACTTGACCAATTCACCCGTTTCCTCGGAGTGGATGTGGACCTCGTTGATGCCGGGCATCTCGCCAACCTGAATGTGAGCGACGCCCGAGTGCTCGGTCATGATGGCCGGCTTCTTGGGCTGACGAGCCTCAAACAGCTCCTCGACACGAGGCAGACCCTGGGTAATATCCGAGCCTGCGACACCACCGGAGTGGAAGGTTCTCATGGTCAGCTGAGTACCGGG